ATGCCCTGCCAGGTCTTGCCGGTGATGCGCTCCACGCGAGAGATGCTCCGCAGCGGGTCCACCACGGCGCCCGTGGTCAGGATGACGGTCGGATCCAGCTGATAGGGAACCGCGAAGCCGCCCTTGTTGTCGGTGCCGAGCAGCAGGGTCCGGGCCTCATCGCCGAAGACGACCTGCGGAGTGCCGGCCGCGACAGCCTGAGCCCACGCCCGCTCATAAACCGGAGAGCCGGTGATCAGCATGCGCTTGGCCAGCGAGCCGTTCTCGTCATCGAGCTCCAGCAGGGCCTCCGATGCGGCAGCCTTGGCATCCTCCTGGGAAACCAGGCCACGTCCACCCATGCGAGCCTCGTCAATCGAGCGCTGGGCGTTGTCGCGGAGCTGGTCCGGGGTGTACTGCCGCAGCTCGTTGAGGTCGTAGATGTCCTTCTTGATGTGGACCCCCGGGGCCCCGAACGCGCGCTCGGTCGCACCACTGCCGGATGCATCGGCGATTTCGGCCATCCGAGCCTCGATAGCCGCGATCCGGGCCTCGATCTTCGGGCGGTCGGCCTTCAGCTCTTCGTACTCACGCGCTTCGGTCTCGGGGAGTTCGGCGTCGCGGTACTCTTCGTCGAGTTCTGCACGGCGAACGTCGATAGCCGCCAGCTGCTCACGGAGTTCAGTCAGAGTCATTGCTCTGGTCCTTTTCGGTTGAATTACTTTGGAATCCCGTTTCGAGGTGCCTTTGCTGGCGGCGTCGTCTTCGGGTGTTGCCCCACTGCGCGAGGTGCTCTCGGGAGCGGCGTCACGCTTTTCTGGGGAAGTTTCTGTGGCCTGGAATGCCTTTTCGGCTTCGAGCCAGCGGAAGAGGTTTTCAGCTTCGAGCCAGCGAAAAGTCGCCTCTGCGTCGAGCCATTTCCGAATCTCTTCGGGGTCCGAGGCGCTGCGATCTTCGGCGGTCTTGAGCATCGTCTTGCGGTACTCGGCCACTACCAGCTGGCGCTCTTCGTCCGTGAGCTCGGCAGCGCTGCGTACGCCGACTGATGTGCCCTGATATGCGGGGAATGTGACCGGGCCTGCCTCGCTCAGCTTGATTTCCTTGATGGTGCGTGCAAGCGGTCCGCGTTCGCCGGGCTCATACAGCAGCCTGTACAGCTCATCCTTCTTGACGAGTTTCCCAGCGTTATCGCGCCATTCGTCACGCACAACCTCCATGCGAATGCTCATGCCTTTTATGGCGCCGCCTTCGATGGCATCCCGGACCGGCTTCACGAGATCGTTGTCAAAGAGGCGACCCTCGACATAAAGGCCATGGTCGTCTTCGCGGACGATTTCGTAGACCCCGATAGGGACCGTAATCGAGCGGCCGTGGTCGAACATCATCACAGGCATGCGGCCACCCTGGAGGGTTTTACGGAATGCGCCCTTTGTCATGCGCTCCGTAAACGAACCTTCCCAGGAGTTAATGGTGGTGTCCTGGTCAAAGACGGTGGCATATCCAACCAGGCGACCATCTCCGGCCTGATCATCGGATGCCGTGGACCTGAATTCAAAGTCCCTAGTTCGTTCGCTGAACATCCTTGCCCCTTTCGTCAGCGAGCACGACAAGGAAGTCAATTAGTGGCTTGTCGTTTTTCCGCAGGTTGCAGGTGGCACACGAATTAGTGAGGTTCCACCAGTGGTCGGTGCCGCCCTTAGCGAGAGGCTTGATATGGTCTACGTGCATTTCGTCGGAGAATTGGCCGCAGTAACTGCATGGATCACCGGCGAGGACTTTGCGGTATTCGACCGACTCTTTTCGATCCTCGGCCGTCATATTTACCGCTACCCGTACGCGACGGCGGGCATTTCGCGCTCGGACCACGTCCGGATTTTCCCTGCAATAGTCCCTGTAGTATTCGGGATTTTCCTCGCGGTATCTCCGCTTGGACTCTAGGATCGACTCGCGGTTGGCTGCGCGGTACGCCTCCGAGCGCTTCAGAATTTCTTCTCGGTTATCCGAGTAGTACTTCTTGCGGCGCTCCGTCAATCTCTCTTGGTTCGCCTCTGCGTACTCTCGCTGCTGCGCCAATACTTGCTCGCGGTTAGCCTCGTACCACTGTCGCTGACGATCGAGAATTGAATCGCGATTGGCCGCATAATGCCTCTGTCGGCCTTCGCGTATGAAATCCTTGTTGGCCTCACGATACTGGCGCCTCTGGTCGAGAATCTTTTCTCGATTCTTGGCTCTATACTCGCGTTGATACTCAACCTTGAATGCCGCCTGACAGCCCCCGCAGCGCTTCGCTTTTGGGCTACCTGAGGCAAATCCGACACCGCAGTCGACGCAAGAGATCTCCCCAAGTTTCCGAGTCACTAGTCAATCCAATCCACACCGCGACTAACGGCGTTCAGCCATTCATTTGATTTGGATTCAGATTTCGGCCTACCTACCGGCTTTCGCTTGGAGCCAGTTGGATTGTTATTGGCCTTACTGTGCGCCTTTTTGTCGCCACCGGAGTTTTTGTCATCGGACGGCTTTTTGTCGTCGCCCTCGCCCTCTTCGGCATCTAGGACGCCATTTTTGTTAGCATCACCCCACTGGTCCGGATTCGACACGTTTGGAGGGAGGAGTTGGACAGAATAAAGGCCGGTATGTTCGAGAAGATCCCAGTCCTTCGCAAGAACGGCCGCCACGGTGGATTCAGGAGTAAACCCTTGCATTACCAAACGGCTAATTGTCGTCGCTTCCATTTGCTCAAGGCGAGCCAGCTTCTCTTTGTCATCGCGAAGAAATGCGATCTCGCGGTCGTCGTAAAAGAGCCGCATGCCTGCCGGAATATCAACAAGAACGGAATACGCGGCACACAACGAACGCCAAAGCGGCCTCATGGTCCCCGAGGCGAAGGCATCTTTGGCCGCTTGGAAGTTCCCTTCGTTCAAGCTCGATCCGGCCATGCCTTCGGAAAGGCCAACAATGCTCGGATGCACCCGGGCCGCTGCGGCAATTCGAGTCTCGCCAGCCCCGATGACGTTCTTGAAATCGAGCTGCTGCATGTTCGCGCCAATGACCTTGACGTCCGCCCCGCCGCCCAGATAGAGGGTTTTGTAGGCGTTATCCAGGCCCTTGTGGCTGCCGTTCATCTCCGCAACGAACTCTTGGAAGTCATCCTTGGAGACCGTTTCCTTGAGCGCGACAGCGATGTTCGGGGTAGCCGCATTGGAGAAGAACTTATTCTTGTGTTTACTTGCAGCCTTGTCGCCAACGATCTCGGGCAGGACGGGCGTCATCCAGGACATGCCACGGAATTGCGCGTCGGGATCCGGGATGGGCGCCCAGTGGGCTATCGCGCCGTTGGATCCGTCAGCCGGGTAGACCTTCCACTTCTTCTTATCCTGCGTGTTTCCCGGTTTGTAGATGTAACCCCAGATGTTGACTTCCGGGTCCATCGTCGGGTCGCCCGTGAGGATGATTTCCACCCAATCCGGACGCAGCCGGCGAATACGTGGAGGCTTTCCGGGGCGATCTTCGCGGACGGCGTAATGGTTGCCGGCCATGTCGACATCCTGGATAGCGCGGGACAGCAGATCGCCGGTTGTGCCGTTTTCCCAGGGCTCTTCGAGGACGTCCAATTTGCCCTTGCCGGGCTCGATATCTCCGGGGCGTTCCCTGTCCATGCGCTGATAGGCGAACCTGACCTCGGAGAAGATTGACCGCCTGGCCTCGCAGCACGCAAAAACAACGCCGCTGGACTTGTACGCCGAATTGACATACGCAGGGAAGTCGTTGTCGATCTTCTCGACTTTGGGATCCGGATTTCCATACCCGCCGAACGGAAACAAGCTGTGCGCCTGTGTTGCCCACTGATCGATGGTGAGTTCTCTGTCGCGAGCTTCCTCGACGGGCTTTTTGCGCCCAAAGAGCGGCCATAGCTTCATTTCGCTCCTTTAGGCGTAGAAACCCCAGGGCTTCGATTTCTTCTGGAAGATGTGCTGCTTGTAGCCCCAGTAGCCAAGAGTGACGCAGCGCAACGGGGTGACATCGCCAACCGATTCGGCCCGGGACCAGATCCAGAGATCGACAACGGGTTTCTTGTCAGCGCCGGCGACTGCGGTATTCAGCGGGACCTGATCCAGGTGGACGAGTGTGGGTTTGCCGTCGCCCTGCTTCGGAGCAACAGCGGTCTTGAAGTCTCCGCAGGCTTGCGCGAATTCACGGCTGGTCAGCGTTTCGACCTTGATGCCCTTGGATTCGAGCTCTTCTTTCAGCGCGCCGGCGGGGGAGGCTGGATCGAGCACTACGAACGCGGGCCGAGCAGCCTTCCAGATCGCTTCCACGCGGGGGATGACCCACTTGATGCCGGGCCGGTAGTCGATCGCAGCGCCTTCGATGCCGGTGATCTCGACATGGACCATCTCGTCGGAGTTGCCGCCCACTGCGGAGATGCAGGACCAGGCAGCCTCGGGAGCGGAATCGATGGCCAGGCAGAATTTGCCGACCAGCTCAGAGCCCTCGTTCTTGGCGCTCTTCCATGGCGTTTCCGGAATGACGCGCCAGCCGCCACCCTCAGCGGGCCAGGGGCCGACCGAGAGGCGCTCTTTCGCAAAGCCCGTGGGGCTCATGG